CAGATGCATACATGTTAGCATATGCTGAGGGATATACTTTGAATTTTCTTTTTGCTGCTGCTTTTCCTCTTGGACAAAGTTTAGCCATTATCTTTTCCTCGCTGTTTGTGCAGCTCTTCTAAAATTAGCTGCCGTTGGTGCACCCTTTGCACCTTTTTTTCTCATTTTACCACCACGTTTTCTTTTAGCATGTATATTTGCGTATAAACCTGGACCGGCCATTATTTTTTTCCTCCGCCAAATTTTCTAACTCTGCCACCTTTTTTCATGTAGCCCATTTTATTTCTAACATGTGTTGGTAGTTTTGCTAAGCCTGGATTTTTTTCTTTGTCTACAGGTTTTAATGCTTTGCCACCTTTTTTCATTTCTTTTCTTTTGTAAGGAGGTTTCATAGTTTCTTGTAATTGATAATCATAAGAACCAGGTCTTGGTTTTTTTAATTTTCCACCTAAAGGTATGCCTGGTTTAGGTTTTGCTTTTTTTATTTTATCTCTTAAACCTGGATCTCTTGGACGTCTTGAAGGTGGTAAAGGTCTTTGAGGACTTGGTTTTCTTTTTGGTGCATTCTCTCTACCTTCTCCAGGTCCTCCTGGAGTGGGTCCTGCTCTTCTTTGTTTAGGTTTTCCAACCTGTCCACCTCTAACTTTACCAACTCTTAAAACATCTTTTCTAAGTTTATCACCCTCTCTTTTAGTTCTTCTGATGTCTCTTTGAAATTTTCTGCCTTTAACTAATTGTTTTCTAGTTGCACCTCTATCTCTAGCTTTACTCATCTCTGTGCCTATTGCTTTGTCTTGAGATTCTAATTTTCTTTGAGTCTTACCAAGACTTTTTAATTTTTTTGATTTGAATTCATCTACAACACCACCTGATTTAGGTTTAACACCTACGATACCAGGTCTTTTCTTACCACCTACTACAAATTTGTATGCTTTATAATATTTATTAGCCATTATTTTTTTCCTCCGTTACGAAATATTTGTGTTCCTTTTATACCAAAAATACTCGCCACGACAAGTATCCATAGGTTTGTAAACCAAGATGGAAGGGTAGAAAAGTATTCAAAAAATAACTTTACCTTCTCCATCGCTGCCGGATCATCACTTAGAACCGCCCAGGCCAACACTATAATCGGAGCCGATAAAATTATCAACACAAATTCGTCTTTCCAGTCCGATTGTCTTGCCTCTAAAAGCTTGCCTTGGTAAGCTTCTTCGCCTTTGGCCATACGCTCTGCATGCATTAATTGTGCATCAGACATAGCCATCTTAGTTTTCTGACGATTAGAATAAATTTTAGCGCCAGCTTGCAGCGCAATCTTTGCTAAACCAAACCACGCCATAATTAGAACAACTTTGCTTGTTTTTTCTTTTCCGGCAAAACACCTTTTTGACCTTTTACAGCAAAAGTTTGTGTTTTTTGTGGATCTGTCATCTCAACTTCAATACCGCCAGTTTTAAAACCGTCTTTGTTGATAAATTTGTTGTGATCGACTACCACTTTATCGCCATTTCCTACTTTTTTCATATTATCTCCGTTTTTTATTGATGCCCGCTTCTGAAAGTGCAATCGCAATAGCTTGTTTACGATTTTTTACTTTTTTCTTCGAGCCCCCAATGTTGAGTTTGCCTTTTTTAAACTCTCTCATCACCTTTTTAACCTTTTTCTGACCTTTTGTCATCTGTTTTGACATACTACTCCTATTAATCATCTATTCCTATGATTGTATTACCTGCATTTGATTTTGCAAGTGATACTCCAGCCCTTAATTTAGCTAATTTTTCGTTTTGCTCTAGTTTATCTTCCTTAAATTCTTGATCCATCATCGTTCTAGCCTTATCTAAGTTAATTCTTTCCTCTGCTTCCTTCGCTTTTCTCTCATTTTCCATCGCTCTAAGGTCAACTTCTCTAGATTTTAACTTCAATAGAGGGTCTGAATCAAATTGTGAAGTAATTTTGTTTTCTTCTTTTGCAAATTCTGCTGTCATTTCAGAAATCAAAGTTGCTTTTCTTGATTCTATTTTTTCTAGACTCATTTTTACTTGATTTGCAATCATTGGATCAACTTGTGCAGCTTGTTGCAGCTGTTGAACTTCTAATAATTCTTGTTTAAATTCTAATTGTACCTGTTCTTGTGCCATCAAAGCGATATGCTCAAGTATATTTTTCTGCATTAGACCCATAGCTACAGGTGAATTTCTTACCATGTTAACTTGCATAAAATTTAAGTGCGCATCGATGTGTGCTCTGTGATCCTGACCAGGAAAAGCTTGAAATGGTTTTGCAGCCAAAGCTTGAATGTGTTCCATGGCAGGATCCATAGGGGTTGGTTGAGCAGGTGCTGGTAATATTGCGTTAATATTTTTTACACCGATGGCTTCGTACATAGATCTATACGCTTGATATAGATTATGAATTTGTGGATTTGATTGCGCTAATTGTAATTGTGTTTGCGCCATAGATATTCTTTGTGTTTGTGAAAATATGTTTGGATCAGCTACAGGTAAAATATCTACTTTGTCATCAAAGTCTGAAACTTTTACTTCTCTAGATCCACCAACAACATCGTATGGATAAATTGGTGGTAGGTATGTTTTAAATATATCAGCTAATAATTTAAATTCTTGTTTTAAACCTACGTATAATCTTTTGTGTATCGCTGACATTACCCGCGATCCACGCTCCAATAACGCGACCGTTGTTCCAACTGCAGCTCTTTGGTTTCCGTCACCCACTTGCATATCTGCAATTGCCGCGAAACGTTGACCTGCGCCAACCACAATACCGAGTAATTGTAAAAGGACCGCTGATGGTTCTTTGTATGGCAGAGTCATAAACTGATCACGTATGTTGCCACCAGGAGCATCCACGTCTCTGAACTCTCCTGGTTGCAAGGGTTGTGCATCGTCCCTAACTCTTATACCTCTAGATTTAAATCCAGCTGGTAAATTTGATAATGTTCCTGCATCTAATAATTGTCTTAATGCAGAAGTTGCAGTTCTAGATAATCCACCAATCATGTGAATTAATCCAAAACCATAGAAACCTAAACCTGGTAAAAATTTAAAATGTACAAAATAATTTGTTTTAGTTTTTTTAGAATCACCTTCTTTGTAATTTCTTCTTATAGATAAAACTTGTCTTGATCCTTCTTCAACAGTTATAACATATGGAAGTTTAATACCTGTTGGCATTCCGTCTTCTCCCGTATCTTCAAAACCTTCTAGATCAACATTAACATGACACTCTAACAAAGTATAAATGTCATCTTGTTTAGTTTGTTTTACTCCTTCTATTTCTTGTTCTTTTTTTGTTATGTCATCTGTTTGCATTGCAGGTTGTGCAAGATCTACATCTTTGTAGAAACCATTAACTTGTTGTTTACGTAAATCATTCTCTGACATTTTGATTACATGAACAACAGCTTCTGCATCATCCAGACTTGTTGCTGAGTAGGGTACTACCAAATCATCGGCAGGTATAAACTTAGAGACCGCCCTACCCAAAAGATCATCGTAATAGACCTTCTTAAAAGTCGACCCACTTAGAGGGAGGTAAAACAACATTTGGTCAAACTCCGGCTCATATTCTTTCATCTGGTCCATGATCTGGTAATTCATAAAATCTTTAATTCTGTTTGATTGATCTTGTTTCTGTGGTGTTTGTGCACCTAAGATTTGTGTTCTTACAGGGCCATCACTTGGAAGTAATTCTTTATAAGCTTGTGCTTGAAATTGTGTTACGGCTTCTGATAATACTGGGTGAGTTACACCTGATGCGCCTTTGAATGGCTCTGTTCTTCTTTCGTATTTAAAACCAAGAAGGTCTAAACCATTTCTATAACAATCTTCCCAGTCTTTTCTTGAAGCTCTATAATCTTTATAATCATCTACTAATTTTGAACCCAGTGGATCTAGAATTGCATCATCTAATAATTCTGCTAAATTTTGACTATGTGAACTTGATACAGGTTCTACTGCATTTGGATCAAAAGAAATTTCAGCACCGCCATCAGCAGTTTCTGTAACTTCTACCTCTTTTGGTTCCTCTTTAATATCTTCAACGACTGTATCTACAGCCACATCTTCGACTTTTAATTCGGGTTCGTTTGGTAAACCCTTTTCTATCTCTGCCATTAGTTCTCCCTATGTTTCCTATTATCTATCATATTCTGGTAAACTTGCCAAGCCTTGAGAGTCCTTGTTAAGTGACCTTTTGGGTGGCGTGGTTCTTGTTAAATTCATAAGGCCTCCAGAT